CTTCATCCTCGTCCGATGCTAGGAAATAACCATCTTGCTTAGGAACAAAAGCTGGCTGAGTAAAAGGAGCCATTATAGAATACTCTCCGTCATTAAATTTAAATCTATAACTAAATCTAACAAACTTGTCTTCTAAATAATCAGGATCTCCAGGCCAAGCAGCTGCTACGCCGTTTTGATCTAATATTTGATTACCTTGAGGTGCATTTAAAAAAGGATTAGCTGTTCCATCCGGGAGTGTAGGAGAAACAACATCTTGCATTGAAGTGTAAGAACCAGACCCACTAGCATAGTACATGTATATAGGCTGGTACGGGTTGTACTTAGCTACAGACATTTTATCTTCTGTACTATAATAAATGCCGTCAGCTATTTGCCAGTTTATTTTACGTGGTTGATTTCTATTGTCTGTCCAAAAAAGTAAAGTTTCTAACAGATTAATACCGTGTATTGGCGATGATTGAGAAAAATTTAAGAACGAACCGTAAACCAAAAGAGTTGGATTTTGTTTCGTTGTGGTGTTGTATGCGTATATAAAGTTGTTAGCTGAAGGACTATATGTTGATATGCCAGTCGAAGCGTAGTCTTGATCATTATAATCAGTTAAAAACACAAATACAGTGCTAGTTGCAGTATCTGTATGCATGCCAATAGATTTTAAATCTAAACTAGTTATGCTTTGGTCGTTTAAAAAAGTTACAGCAAGTTGATTAAAATCAACAGCTAAAGTGTTACCTAACGCGTTCTCTAAAGCACCTACGTCTTCGCCTTCTGATTTACTAACTTGTATATTTTGTCCGTCTCGATATTCGCCAGATGGTAATAATCTACTATCTAGGTCTTTATTCATTTTAGACTTTATAAAAGCATTTTTAACTTCAGCCATTCAATTTAGTATTTAATCCATTTAGATTTACCTCTAGCAATCTGAACAAACTCATTTAATTTTATATTTGACAATCTAATCTTAGCGTTTCTAAGCTTAGCGCTTCTTTCTCGTTTTAATCTCTGCACAACATACTCAGGCTGATTAATTCTAGATGCTATAATTGCATGACTTATATGAGCATACAAAGCTTCTTCTGCTAATTTAGGTATCTTCATATCAGCATCATAACCTAAACCATCTGATATGTATTCTAATACTATAAGCTTATCAGCAAGATCACTAGAAAAAGACATCTTACCGTTTTTTTCGTTTATAGTAAACCACCCGTTGACTTGAGATGTTTCAGGTTGTAAGCCATATCTTTGGCCAATATAATTATCTCCATACATTCCTGGGTAACCTAAGCCATCCGACAATAACATACCTGTAAGGTTGCTTTGAGCTGCGTTAACCTGCTCTAAGTTGTTAGTAGCCCATCGATCTTCTGTTATAGAGGTAGTGTTTATGTTCTCACTTAGATTGTCTTGTATTGCTATACCTTGAGTATCTTGACTAGGTGTTTCATAGGGATTAGTAGTTAAAGTAGTTGGATATATGACATGTTTAACTCCCAGACTATCAATCCAAGATACGTTTACGTAGTTAACATAATCTTGAGGAAGCGGTATGCTAAGATTAGCAGGAATATTTAATTCTTGAGATCTTATGCTTTTTAACGTATCATAGCTAAACTCTTGAAGTCCTCTTTTAGCAAAAAACATTACATCTGTTGTTTTAGCGCTAGGTATCAATTTTCCAGCTCCAACGTAACCTATCATGAAGTTAGTTATAACATCTTCTAAAGTAGTGTAAGCGTAGCCTCCATAATTATTCTCTACAGCGTCACCATACGCGTCTCTATCTCCATATTCTCCACCATACTGACTAAGCAGCTGAATTACAAACCACTCGTTAGACTGTGGAGCAATGTCTAAAGTTATTACGTTATTTGAAACCGTATAAGACGAAGTGTACTCTACGAAACTGCCAGGAATTCCTAGTTGACTCACGTATAATTTAAAATTGTTTAAATTATATCCAGCGGTTGTTGGATCATAACTACCAAAAATTAAATCAGTATCAAAAGTAGCTTTTATAGTAGAGTTTACTATAGGTGCTTCAAAAGTTTGAGAACCAGAATAATATTGCGAGTTAGTTTCGGTTATTAAACCGTTATTAGGTATAGCCATTGTTTAACTTTTTTTATTAGCTTCATCAGCTTGTACTAAAGCAGCAGCTGTTTGCACTACTTCAGGATCTCTTATTATGATACCAGAATATAACAATATTTTTAATATAACTTCAGTTTGTTCTGATTCGTGTATCTCAAAATTAGTAGATCCCGTTGGGTTACTTAAAGAGTAAGGCGTATTATTCCATACGTATTGACCCACAGAGCCTGGAGTAAATCCCCATACTATATCATTAGGTTTTCTTATATAGTCTACTTTTATTTTATCTGTTATAGTTGTTGGTTTTATAAAAAGCTTTTGGTTTTCATAAAGATAAGCTGGATTTATAGTGCTAGGTTTTGTAAGTCTAGACTGATTAGCATAATAGAACTCATGTCTATCTAGTCTTTGAACAACCTTTTCGTCGTTATAAAGCACGTTGCCTAGTCTGTAAAAAGAAACAACATCACCGTAAGTGTCTGATGTGGGTAGTACAAAATACGAAAGGCCACCAATTGTAGTGTATATTGCGTCGCCGAATGTTTTAAAAATAGCTAATTTTTCATCGATGTTTTCTTGTCTATCGGCATAATCTGTATCCGCTTGAGGAACACGTAGTTGCTGATTAAGATCATCAAAGTATTTTTCAAATATTTCTAACTGTACTTGTGTTGCTACTGTATTAAACTCAGTCGGGGTCATATAACCACGCTGCTCTTTATTCAGTATCATTAAAACAGTTTGATATACTGTATTTACGTTTATAGCCATTTGTTATTATTATTAAAATAAAGGAGGCGTTAGCCTCCCTTATAGTATTACACGTTAAGAGAACTTTTTCTCTATAGACTGAAAGACTTGAATGCCTTCGTCTGTCTTGAAGAACGATGCCATAGCTGAGTATGGATTTTCATCAAAAGGCACTGTCATTAATTTTCTACCATTAGAAGCCCAAGTAAATGTTCTTTGGTCATCAGCTAGTTTAATTATCTTAGCTTCAGTTGCTCTAATTGCAAAATTTCTTAATTGTACGTTATCATCATTAGCTAGCGTAATAAAGAGTTTAGGGTTATGCTTAGCGAATAACAATAAATCTCTTTTAAGCTCCTTAGAACTCATGTCAGATACTTTAGATCCAATCTCAACTCTCATTATAGCTTCAGCTTGATCTACATCAATGTTCTGAGCTAAGTTTAGCGCTTCGATTTCTAATTCTAAATCTAAAAGTTCGTCTTTAGCTTCTTCCACTACGTCTAATTCAGAGTATATAACTCCTTTTAGTGGGTGATATAACGATAATATTTTTTGAAGGACTTGGTTCTTTTTTGGAACAAACAAGCTTCCTTCTTTAAAAACAATATGCCCTAACGTTGCTTCTCCACCTTGTTCATCTTTAAAGGGTGAGTTTTGATTAGTTGCATATCTTATTTCACGTTGCGTGTTATTACTTTCATCATAGTGCAGTAGAGCGTGTCTAGTGTTATGTCTTGATGGAATTTTTAATGTCAACGGTTTATTACTCCCGGTTAGTAAATAAGTTCTGTCTTTTACTTCCCATGATATATCTTTAATTACTTCTTTTTTAGCCATAATATAATAAAATTTAATAGTTTAATAAAGGTAAGAATTACCCCCGTAGATTCAACGAGGGCAAGTCTACCAATTGTTTATGCTCCTTTGAACAATACAAAGTTGTTAGCAGCTTGTACCACTAAACATCTTTCAGATAAGAAGTTAACATCCATTGCATCTAAACTAGAAGTGAAAGCACCACCAGCAGATCCAGTTAACCAAGACTTCATACGACGATCTTCTGTTTGAGAAGCTCTGTATCGTACGTGTAAGAATGGTCGACGGATATTAGTTCCTAAAATTTGATCGTAAACTGTAGAAGTTCCAGCTGGTACTAACACTCCTTCAATAGAAGAGATTCCGGTTGTTGCTCCACGAGTTGACGCGTCATTTAGGTATTTCCAGTCTGTTTTGTAGAAATCGTAAGATCCTCTACGGAAACCGCTAAACCCTAGGTTTAATGCCATTTCTTCAGAGTTTTCAAATAATCCATAAGCAGTACCACCAGCAGTTCCAGCAGAAAGACCAGCTAACATATCATCAATTTCTAATGAAGTTGTCCGGTCTAAGAAAAGCATGTTCTCTTCAATCGCTCCTTGAGTATCTAAGTTTTTCAAGATATTATCAAAGTCAGTTAAGTTGGCTCCACTAAATGCAGTTTCAACGTTACCTCTAGCTTCTACAGCAGCAAATAAACCTTGCGTACCTTTAAATCCTCCAGCTAAAGCTCCAGATCCTGCAGCAGCAAGTTCTCCTTCAACTACACTCATTTCTAAGTAGTCTTCAAAACGTAAACGAGTTTCAGATTCAGCTTTTAAATACCATAAGTATCCAGAAGTTCCGTCTTCAGTTGCAACTTCAACCCAACCGATTTGAGCCATGTCAGATCCATTGATAGTGTAATTGCTACGAATAATAATTGGTGAGTTGCTAAATTGAGTAAACGTAGGGTCAATACTAACGTTAGTAGTTCCCGTGATTGCTCCAGCAGCTCCATCCCAGTTAGTTGTTTGAGATCCTTTGTTGAATTCAGAACCGTATACAAATATCTTAATTCCAGTCGCAGCAAGTGCAGCTGTATTAGCAGCAGTATAAGGAGCTACAACTAAAGCGCCAGTTCCTGGGTTAGAAGATGTAACTACGGCTTTCAACTCAACACCAGCAGCGTCCATAAGAACGATAGTTTGGCCGGGAGAAATAACGTTTACAATACCAGCCGCTACTGGAATTCCAATACCGTTTGCATCATCATTGGTACATCCGTCGTAAGCAACGTGTAATCTATTTTGTTCTGACCAAATAACTTGATCTGACGTCATTGGCATTTCAGCTCCAACCATACGTAAGAATCCAGATAATGTTCTGTTTCCATAACGCTCTACTTCTTGTTCGTAGATTTCAGGTAGATACTGCTGAGCAAAGTCAGACGTACTGTTGTTGAACTGTAAGTAGTTCGATTGTAATAATTGTTGTGACTGCGATGGTACTATCGAGCCAAAATTAGGTGCAATTGCCATAATTTTTAATTTTAATTGTTAAATTTTCTTGTTTTAATTTTAAGTTTTGAAGAGTCTTGCCCGGTAATCGCTTTTACTTTAAATCCATTTACAAATACATTACCATCTTGTGTTTTTCTAGGTTCTGTAGTTATGTTCTTGTCTTTAGCAATCTGTCCTTTTATAGCGTCTGTTTTTCCTTGCTCATAAAAGTGCTGTGCAATAGTGTCTGCGTTTCTCGCTGCATACAAAGCTTTATGATAACCTTTTGTATCAACAACTTCTCCTTTGTCATTCAAGAACGTCTTGATGAACGTGGAAATGTCTTTTTGATTATCTGCAACCTTAACTGGATCTTTAACGCCATATCTAAACTTTTTCTCTCCAACTTTAAAATCAAAACCTTTGAAATCGTTGTTAAGAAGCTCGTCCGTTTGGCTAATAAATCTGTCTTGGTTAACTTTGGTAGCTGCCTGCTCTTCGTTGTATCGGTTAAAAAAGTCTGTAGCTTTTTGTTGCTCAGGATTAACCCCAGGTCTCAACTTGATCTCTGCGTAATATTTATCCTTAAGCGATTCCAAATAGCTTTTGGCTTTTGCAACTTCTTCTTTATATGCAAGTTTCTTCTTTCGAATATCTCTTGCTTCGTCTAAATCTTCATCAAAACTAAAAGAGTCTTCAATTACGAAGTCAATTTCTTCTGAATTTAAATGTGGTTTAGCTTGTTTGTAATATTCTTTTAATAATGCTTCTCCGTCAACGTCGCTATAATCAGCATTAAGCCTAGCGTAGTCGTCAATAGTTCCACCAGTTTCTTTCATAAACTCAATAAGTTTATCTACATTTTCTGGGTAGTCTTGTGTTTGAGCTTGCGGTAATACTTCTTTTTGTTCCTGTGGGGTGTCGGGACCTTCAGTGCCTCCAACCATTGTGACCTCTTCAGGGTTATCGTTTTCATCTTCTACTAATTCTAAAGGTGATTCTACTTTTTCTTTGAGATCAATTTTAGTAACTTCACTGGAGTCGCTCCGTACTTCTTTTTCCACTTCTGGTAGATCTCTGGCTTGTTTATCATCAACCACATTTTCTGTTTCTCCGACTTGAATGGCATCTTCTTCTGTTTTTTTACTTAAATCTATCTTAGTAACTTCAGGAACAATGTTTCCTTGGCCTTTAATTTTTGGAGTTTTCTTTTTTAATTTAAATTCTCCTTCTTGTTTTACTTCTTTTGTTTCTGACATAATATAATATAATAAAAATTAATAATTCCCTATCTTGGGGTAAACTGTTCTAAATCAAAACCGCCTAAGCCGTCATTAGTTGATTCGAAGTTTTTAGGTAGCAAATCATTTTGCCTTTGATCTATAAGTTCACTCTGTTGAGTGCCTTGCATTTTTATTCTTTGATCTTTTCTATTCTCTATTTGATCTTCTTTATCTCTTTGAGCCTTCATATTCAATTCAGCAAGTCTTAATTGATACTGAAACTCTTCAGCCATTAATTCTTTTTTGATAAAAGCTTCTTGCTCCATTCTCTGAATTTCCATTTGAGATTTAGCTTGTTCGATTTGAACTGTTGTTTCTGCTAACGCTTGTTGTTTTTGAACCTCTGATAAAGCTGCTTTTTCTGCAGATTCAGCATTTGCCTGTGCTTGAGCTTGTATGTTAGCCATTTGAGCGGCTTGCTCTTGTTCTGCTTTTTTCTTCTGTCTAGATTTTATAACTTCGTTAGCTAGCTTTATGTTTTGAATTTGACGAACATCTATAGCGTCTGCTAAACTAATGCTTTGCGTTTGTAGTGCAATTTGTATGCTTTTTTCTAATTGAGCTTTTTCTTCTTCTTCTGGTTCTAATTCTAAAAATATACCAAAGTCATGTAAGTGCAGCTCGTCTATCTCGCTTAATGTAGCTACATTAAAACTATTGATGCTACCTATTAAAGCTTGTCTAGTTAACGGAAACTGCAACATATCACCCACTCTAAGACTTATATTTTCACAAGATCTTATGGTTATATACATTAAAGACTGTAGTATATGTCTTGTAGCTGTATTAGAATTGGCTGCTGCTAATTTTTGTAAACCAACTAATGCGTTTTTATCAGGCGTACTTCCGTCTCTGGCTTCGTTAAGTCCGGTTACATCGCGTATCATCTGTAAATAATACTGATATGTAGATATCATGGCTTGTATTTTAGATATACCAGATGAGCTTTGAAGCTCTTGAATAGGTACTTTGCCTCTATTCATCTCACCGTCTTGAGTAAGCGATCTTCCAACTATAGTACCAGTCTGAAAATACATGTTTAATGCTTCTGCCGGGTTGTAGTTTGTTCCGTTGCCTAAGTCAACTTCAGCTAAGCCATCAACATCAACATAAACACCGTCAGGAACCATACGAGCTAGAACTTGCTGTAATTTTAAATGAGTCAATTGAATCATGTCAGCGAAACCTGTTGTTCTGCTAACTAAAGATTCTATTCTACCTTGATACATTCTAGGCGCTGATATACAATAGTTCATATTAACCTTGGTAGTATCGGCAGATGGTCTTGTCATATTTTCAGACAGTTTCCATTCCAGCATAGTATCGCCCATGCCTAATATCTTTGCTCCAGTGTATAAAACCTCAATAGATCTTGAAGCTCTTTCAAAGTTGTCACTTGGAGGAGGATTAAATGTATCTTGCTTTTCTAGAGTTTTTTCTAATCCTTGTTCTGTTTGCTTTATTTTAAATACTTGATCTTGATATGTCTTGTACTCAAAGAACAACACTTGGTATTGATTAACATCGCTATTAACTTGCCAGTCGCTTTGAGAGTAGTTTTGACGACCCGGATATTTTTGTATTGTTTCTAACTCTTCATTAGTTAAATTCGGATACATTTTTTTAATCTCAGGAAGTGCTAAGCTTTTAACCTCACCTACGTAATATATATCATCAAAATTAGGATCATCTGTAGCTGAATAAACTAAACTAGATGGGTCAACGTAATCAACTTTAATACCTTCAGCTAAGTTAAAGCTAGTTTTACTAGCCGCTATACCTAATACTGTTAGATCATAAGCTAATCTTTTTTTAGTTTCATCAAACTTATTGAAGTCTAGCACGCTGTTTATTAGCTCTTCTTCGGCTATTTCAACGCTCTGCTTGTAATTAAGTTGCATATAAAGATCAAGCTCTCCTGGATCATTAGGGAGACTTTCTGGCTCTGCGGATGCATAAAAGTTTTTACCCGTTAATTTAGCTAATTCTTCTATGTTTTCTTTTTGCTGTATATCTCTTAAAGCATTAAAAGCAAAATCAGTTCTTTGTTGTGTAGCAAAAGGATCTGATGCGAAAGATTTAATCTCATATCCTTTATCTGTCATGCCGTTAACAACTATGTCAACGAATTTAGATAAAACTGGAATTGGTTTCCAGTCTAAATTCAAGTAAGATAAATCACCATTATTAGATAATTCATCTTTATATTTCTGTACAGGTTGTTCACCTCTAGCGTATAATCTCAGTCTATTAAAGTTCTGGAAATTATAGGAATACCTATCCTGACCACTGTTATTTCTAAACCATTCTTGTTCAATAGCGTTTCCAACAGCTAAACCATATTCAAATGATTTCTTTTCTTCTTCAGGTACTACCTGATCTGGAAAGATGCTATTATTAGTATTGTAGACCATTTATTATATTATTTTTGAATTTTGACCTGAATTGTTATATTTTCTAAAACCTAAAGATACTTTAGACGTTACTCTTTGCGCAACAGGCGTGTATCTGTGTTTATTACAAGCCATCATAGCTAAACCAGAGCTTATAGATGCATCGTGTTTAGTTCTATTGTTTATATTAAATTTCGCCCAATCCTCTAAAGTTCTCTGAAAGTACATGTTACCATAACCTTCGTTTAGTAAACCAACGTGGTTTTCTATATAATCCTCTATAGCTGCTGCGTGAGCTTGCTTTATGTCTTCACTTGAGTTAGGTATTCCGCCTATTTCTCTTTCCGTTACAGATAACTTATGCATAACCTTATCAGGCCTATTCATAGAGTAACCTCTGTAACCTCTTCTTTTCATATAATATAAGAGTCTTGGTTTGTTATTCTCTGCTAGTATGGGCATGCCGTAAAAAACCAACGCCATTAAAACATCTTCAAAAAATATATCAGCCGTCTGTGGTCTAGCTATATATTCTAAGAAAAATAAATTAGGCGGCACGTCTTCCATTGAAAACTTAGTTAATCCATGTAAAGATCCTTTAGAACCTTTACCATCAACGGTACCAGATATATCGTAACTATCGCATCCAAAAGCTCCACAGTGCTCATTACCAGGATACTTAACGTTATTTTTTATATTGTATCTATTTTGTAGTGTAACCGGAGGAACCCAGCTAACAAAAAATCTTCCACTTTTACTAGGAACAAACAGCACTCTAGTATCTTTAATCCCACCTTCCCACTGAAAATTACCCTGTGTAACGACATTAGTGTTACGTAAGTCTTCATTATAGTCTATTTGCTCGTATATTTTACCTAAATTAAACAAAGATTCTTTAGCTTCGTCTCTAAAAGCGTGTTTCTCTGTTCTTGGAAACTGTCTATAGTATTCGTTTAAACCATCTTGGTCGTCGTGTAGTCCATCTACTTCGTTTTCCCAATGTGATATAACACCTATATCTATATCTTCACCATCTATACCTTTAATTGGTTTTTTTGGAGTGTCGAATACAGGTATTCCATAAGAATCAATGTATCCTTCGTAATTCCACTCCATAGGTACGAACAAACTATATAATCCTGAGCTAGTCTGTCCGTTGCGGTTTCTTTTTGTGACGTCCGAAGACTCGTATAGTTTTTTAAAATTTGATCCACCTTTATCTAATGCGTTTGAAGTAGATCCCATCATGCACTTACCTACTATTTTTCTACCTAATCTTAACGTTGTTTTCGTAACCCTCCAGTTGTTGAGGATGTTGTCTGGTCTCTCCCATTTACCCGATTCATCGTGGACGAGGAGCTTGAGTTTCTCTCCATCATAGGAGTTGTCTCCTGTGTTCTTCCAGTCGATTGTGGTGTCAAGACCCGCCTGTAAATCTTCCGTTGTTTCTTTAATGGAATTACGCGTGAGCCTTTTCGAAGGTACTTTGTATGATAATTCCGTCTTTGGACGTTCCATTCCGTCCTGTATTGGTTTAAAAAAGAAGGGGTAATTGATCGATATGGGTACAACTTTATCAGTGAACATTTTCTTAGCATCAGCTCCAGACTTGGAGAGTATTCCAAACCTAGCATCTCTTGAAATTGTTGCCTGGTTAACTGTGTCGGATGATGCCATGAAACTAAATCCAGACCGTCTGTTCTTAAGATAGCACATTCCGTAACACCTACTGTCCGATTTACAAGCCTCCCAGAATATGTAGAATAACCTGTTTGATTCTCGAAAATCTGCTGACCCCACGTCAATTTTAGTCCACTGCAAGTACATGTACTGAGAACCAGTAATATAAGTAGGAACGCCGTTACTATAGAACCAATAGCCTTCTTCGCGACGAACAAACTCTTTGTTAATGTACTCGTACCATTTTTCTTTAAACTCGACTGGTCTTTCGTTCCAATCATAAACTGTTTTTATTTTATTTAATTCAGATGGATACTCTAAAACTTTCCAACGTTGTTCTTCTTTCTTCTTAGAACACTTGTACACGTCTTCAGCTAACGGAAGAGCTATTAATAGGTTTTGTATATTATATATTTCTCCTATTTGCCCTGTTTTGCTTATGACAACTATGTCGTGCTCTTTATTGTATCCGTATTCCCATTTCTTAAGCCTATTCATTCTACTTAGAACGTTTGGCTTTATATGGTCTTCTACTATATAGTATAGATCCTGCTTGTACATTATCTAGATCTTCCTTCTGCAAAACCTTTAAACTCTTCGGCTTTAATGGCACTAGTTTTTGGTTTGTCGTTTAAAAGATCTTCTTCTGATTCTATTCTAGCTAATATTTCAAAAGCATCAAATATAGCAAGTTTCTTTGTAGCGGCAGCGTTTTTAAGTCTGTCAGCAGAGATATCATCTTCTGAGTCAACGATCTTTTCTTTTGCTACCTTTATAAGTTCTTCAACTGCTATTTGCCCAGCTTGGATTATATTCAGTTTCGTTTCCTTTATTTTCATATTTAATTAAAATGTCATTGGGTTCCATACAGTATAAAACCTGGTCATCAATTAAAAACTCAAACTCTCTGTTTTTCTTAAATCCAACCAAATCACCTTCATTCATTTTAAGAGCTTCTAAGACACTGTTTCCGTATTTTACTATACCAACACATTCTTTTAGCTTACTTAAGTTAGAACCATCTTTATCAACAACTGGCTTGACGAAGCAGTACTCTTTCAACGTCTTCCAGCTGTCACCTACTTTTTTCATGTATATCTGATCTTCAGATGCAAAATACATATCATCTTTGAAATATTTTCCGCTGTTTACAGATTTACCTTTTTGATTGTAGTATCTTCTAAATATATTGTGATGCACTATAACTTTGTCACCTTTCTTGAGTTCTGTTTCAAACGCTAAAGGTACGGCAATTATCTCCGCTTCTCTATTAACAAACTTATGACTAGAGATACTAGAGTTAATTATTAGCTTTTTATTACCAATACTTAACTCGTTATTGTATCTTTTGCCTATAGGTTTAATTATGAACTGATAAACACTGTTCATTAATACTCTAAATCGTATTCAACAGATATTGCCATGTTGCTATTAAATTTCTTCCAAGGAAGAATTTCATCGTGCTTTTTTATATATATATTATAAGAGTCGTCTTTATCCTGAAATAATATATCAGAGATAGTGTGACCGCCGTAGACTTGTTGACCTACAGCGTAGTGCATAGCTTCGTTTTTATAATCAGAACCTATACTTATTTTTCTTATAATGTTATTGGTCATTACTCTTTTTCAATAGTAGTGTAAGTACCATCTTCAATGTTTATATTGATAGCACCATAGATATCTTCTAGTTCTTTTTTGTACTTTTCGATATCCTCAACAACGCCAGCATACTCATGTAGCAAGCTGTGTTTTTGCGTTTCAACATAGCCGATATTAGTTAAAGACTTATTTAAGTCTTTCTGGTGGTTTGTAATTACCTCTAACTGCTCTTCAGTGATTTTACTTACTTCTTTACTTTCTACTTTTTTCATTTGATTTGATTTAATTGATTATTGGTTATTGTTATTGTTATTGTTATTTATCTAATAGCTAGCAATCCTGATGCTGGAGTTCCAGCCGCTGCAAGATTAACGCCAGTACATAGTACGTCTAGAAAAGTTCCAGCAGTTACACCTGCAAATTTAACTTCAGTTGAATCATTAAGTAAAGTTAAAGTTATGTCACCTCCAACTCCAACGTATAAAGCCGCTGGGTTTTGTGTAAAATTAGTGCTAGGTAATTCTAAATTAGCAACAGCTGGAGTGTAAGTTATATCTCCACTAAGCGCAGGTTGGTAGTTTGATTCATAAACATACCAGGCTCCAAAAGCGCCACTTACGTCGTCAGATGTAAATGTTCCCGCAAACACAACGGTTTGACCTACCTTATCAATAGAAGTAACTACTACAGTCTGTGGGGTTAAGCTAGCTGGTGGTATTACTGTAAAGTAATCTCCTACTTCGGTTTGGCTATTAACAACGGTGCCTCCACTGTAACTCAAAGTAACAGAAGCCGTATCAGAAGGCCCACCTATATTGTATGCGTCTTCAGTTCCAGATAATATAGATATAGATCCAGAAACGTAACTACCAGTTTGCACAGATCCAACGTTAAACGATGATATTGTAAAACCCGTTGCACTTGCTTCTGTTATTGCTCCAGACGCTCCTTGTAGTCCAAAATCTAAACCTCCATTGTTTGTTGTAAAATTAGAATCAAACGAAATAACATCACCTACAGTGTATCCACCAACTGGATTCACACCACCGTTACTGTTGTCTAAAGATATAGTAGAAGCAGTTGTGTTGATGACGGCTCCAACATAAGTTCCGTTATTTCCAAAGCTACTAGATAGCGTTTCATTACTAAATGTAATTGTTTTTCCAGCTGCAGAATTAGGTCCTTGATCTACTATAGTTATACTTTCTACTGTTCCATCTGCTGCTGAATTTACTTGGTATAAAGCTCCAGATGTAGGTCCTAGAGTGTTTCTAACTGCTGAACCAGTAAATGTTCCGCCGTCTGAATAAACAATAGCACTTGAACTAGCTGGTAAACCTGTTACCGTGCTGGCTAAAGCAGCGTTTGTTAATAATACAGTTTCAGCTTTCAATGTTGAGGCTAGTAGAAGATCAACAGCGCTTGTAGTGAATGGTGTTTGATTTGTGTTATACATATTTTTTTATTTTACCTTGTCTTTTATTTTCTCGTACGTTCTTAATCCGCCAAGCCCGAGCATTCCTAGCAATACTGTCATTAAGTGTTCCATTTGTAAAGCCGGAGGAGCGTCAGCTGTTTTGGTTGCCCATATAAATAAATCTCTAATTATAAAATTATATGCTAATGCAAATCCGCAAATCCAACCTATAAAAGGTCTCCAACCTGCAACAAACAAGGTTCTATGTGAAGCTTCAGCTAGATTTATTTTGGTTTGAAGTTCTATTAATTTTTCAGGATCTAATTCTTTTCCTTTAATTGCTTCTCTTATTTCCCAAGCTAAACCTCCAGCTACAGACTT